CGCAGTCAGGAAATCTCCCCCCCCGAACCGCCCCAGGCGGCCTGATCAACGGAGGTACCGGTGCCGCCTCGTCGTCGACTGTCTGCTGTCCAGCCTGCCGAGCCGCCCCGCGACCCGCCTCCGGACCTCCGCGATTCGGTGCGTCACTCCGTCGATGAGATGGACTGGCTCACGGACGCCGACCGGGCGATGCAGGCGCTGGCGTTGAGGCTGGCAGCCGAGATCGAGCAGGCGGTCACCCGGGCGGCGGACCTGGTTGAGCTTCGCCGTGATCTTGCCGGCGACGATGGTGCGCTGAAGCGACTGAGGGCGTTGGAGGCGCAGTGCGACGCCACGAAGGCGGTTGGCTGGCTGGGTCCGCAGCTGCAGGGAGTTTTGCGGGATCTTGGTGGGGCTCCGGCGGCGCGGGCCGCGTTCCGGAAGGACAAGCCAGTGGGAGGTCGCCTTGCCCAGCTCAGGGCCGACGCTGCTGGGGAAGACGACACCTAGGATCTGGACCCCGCCGCTGGTGACCGGTCCGCCCGGTCCGTGTGGGTGTGGGTGCGCTCTGACCCCGGAGACGTCGCGCGGGTTCTCGGCGGTCGACTTCATGCAGGATCCGATGAAGATTGGTCCGCTTCCGTGGCAGCGGTGGCTGTTGATCCACGGGTTGGAGCTGTTGCCGTCGGGCCGGTTCCGGTTCCGGACGATCTTGGTGTTGGCCGCCCGGCAGAACGGAAAAACTCTGGTTCTTCAGGGTAAGAACCTGTGGAAGATGTACGTGCTGCAGGTGCGGCTGGTGATTGGCACGGCGCAGGATCTGGACACCGCCGAGGAGGTGTGGGACGCGGCGGTTGAGTTGGTCGAGTCGAATCCCGAGCTGGACGCCGAGAAGGCCGGTGTGGACCGGACCAACGGTAAGAAGGCGCTGAAGCTGGTCAACGGGTCGCGGTGGAAGGTCGTCTCCACGTCCCGCCGTGGCGGCCGTGGCAAGGCCGGCGATGACGTCAACCTGGACGAGCTGCGGGAGCATCTGGACTGGCTGGCCTGGGGTGCGGTGACGAAGACGACGATGGCCCGGCCGACCGCTCAGATCTGGGGTTTCAGCAACGCTGGCGATGACCGGTCGGTGGTGTTGAACGACCTGCAGGCAAAGGGCCGGGGTGCGGCGGAGATGCCCGAGTTGGCTGATCCGCAGTTGGGCTATTTCGAGTGGTCCGCACCTGATGACGTCAGGTGCACGTGTGTCGGTAAGCCGCCGGACGCGCCGCACGCTGCGGGTTGTCGGCTGAGGGACCGGTTGGCGTGGGCGCAGGCGAATCCGGCGCTGGGGTACACGATCACCGTGGAGGCGCTGGAGTCGGCGTTGTCGACGGACCCGGAGGCGGTTTTCCGGACGGAGTGCCTGTGTCAGCGGGTGCCGAGTCTGGTGGCGGGGATCATCAGTCCGGCGCAGTGGAAGGCGTTGCTGGATCCGACGTCGATGCGGGTTGGTGATGTGGCCATCGGCGCGGATGTGGATCCGCTGCGCGAGTTCGGGTCGGTGGCCGTGTTCGGGCTGCGCGCCGACGGGTTGGGTCATGGGCATCTGGTGGATTACCGGCCGGGTGTGGACTGGCTGCCGGGGCGGCTGGCGGAGCTGCGGGAGGCGTTGAACCCGATCGGGTTGGCGTTGGGCCGTGGCACCTACGAGAGTCTGCGGGATGACCTGGCCGATGTGGGGCTGAGCGTGCCGGAGGTGCCGGAGGAGCCGTGTCGGGGTGATGTGGCGGTGATGACGCCGATGACGATGGCGGCGGCGTGTGGTCAGATGATCGACGCGGTGAAGCAGTGTTCGTTGCGGGTGCGGCCGTCGAAGCCGCTGGACGATGCGGCGGCGGTGGGTCAGGTGCGGCAGGGTGCTGACACTGTGGCGTGGTCGCCGCGGGTGTCGGGTGGTCAGATCGGCCCGATTGTGTCGTTGACGTTGGCGCGGTGGCTTCACGGGGCGTGGGGTGAGCTGGTCGGCGAGGCCGATTACGACATATTGGCGAGCTTCTATTAGGGGGTTTTCGGGGTGGCCCAGGACTACGTTTACGTGCTTGCGCCAACCAATCGGACCTACCGCTACCCGGATGCTCGTATCGTGGTCGGCGCCCACGGTCATCTGATCATCAAGGACGGGAAGGACCGGATAGTAGCTGCGTTCGAGCCGGGCAAGTGGTTCGCGGCTGAGTGTCGGCAGGACGATGCGCACTCTGAGGCGTCCGGTGGCTGAGACGTTGACTGAGCGGATCGACCGCGAGCTGATCGCCCAGGGATACCCCGAGGCATGCGTGACGTGGGTGTGCGCCGAGCACCGCCGGCATTGCCACCGGATCGGCACGGACCACGAGGTCCACGCCTGCTTCTGGTGTGACCATGCGTGAGCTGATCAAGGACGCGATCACCGACACGCTCGACGCGCTGGGCCTGCTGGCGGTGGCGGCCGGTGTCGGCGCCGGGGTGGCTGCGTGGCTGGGCTGGTGGGGTCTGGCCGTTGCCGGCGGGGTGCTGCTGGCCGGTTCGGCGTTGGCTGAGCGGATGGGTGGTGGTGGACGGTGAGTCTGTTCCATCGCCGCACGTCGACGATCGACGGGCCGCCGCTGTTCGACGGGGACATCCCACCGCGGCCGGGTAGTACCGGCCGGCGTGGTGTGGTGTCGGTGACGTCGGACTCGGCGATGCGGCACTCGGCGGTGTGGGCGTGCCTGCGTATCCGCGCCGACCTGGTCTCCACGTTCCCCTGTGACACGTTCCGGCGGGTCAAGGGGCTGCGGCCGGTGGAGGTGCCGAAGCCGGCGGTGTTGGTCGATCCGGGTGGTGAGCGGTGGGACTACCAGGATTGGATGTACGCCAGCCAGGTGGACCTGGACCGGGCCGGCAACGACCTGGGGCTGATCACCCAGTGGGACGGTAACAACAAGCCGGCGCGGATCGACCTGCAGGGCCTGGGTGACTGGACGGTGCGGGAGCTGCGGGATAGCGGCGAGCTGCGCTACCGGGTCAAGGGCAAGGAGTACACCGCGGATCAGGTGTGGCATGAGCGCCAGTACGTGGTGGCCGGTCTGCCGGTGGGCCTGTCGCCGATCGCCTACGCGGCCTGGTCGGTCAGTGAATACCTGAGCGCGCAGCAGTTCGCCCTGGACTGGTTCGGCGGCGGTGCGGTTCCCAAGGCTCATGCGAAGAACACGGCCCGGACTTTGCAGCCGGGTGAGGCGGTGGCGCTGAAGCAGCGTTACCGGGAGACGCTGGACCACGGCGATCTGCTGGTCACCGGCCGGGATTGGGATTACAACCCGCTGCAGGCCGAGAAGATGGGCATGGAGTGGTTGGAGGGCCGCAAGTACGGCCTGGCCGACATCTGCCGGTTCCTGGGCGTGCCGGCCGACATGGTCGAGGCGGCGGTATCAGCCGGCGGCAGTGTCCGGTACGAGAACATCACCAGCCGGCACCTCGACTTCCTGATCCTCCACCTCGGCCCGGCGGTCAGCCGGCGCGAGAAGAACCTCACCAAGCTGCTGAGCGCGCCCCGGTTCGTCAAGCTGAACACCGACGCGCTGTTGCGGATGGACCCGGAGAAGCGCGCTCAGATGATGGATGAGGCGATCGAGCACCGTCGGATGACGGTGACCGAGGCGCGGGAGCTGGACAACCGGCCGCCGTTGACGCCTGAGCAGGAGGCCGAGTTCGTGCGCCTGTTCGGCGCGCCGCGGGCGTCCGCGGAGACGACGGTCCGGGATGAGCGTGCGGAGCCGGAGCTGTGGGAGCGGGTGTCGCCCTGGTCGGCGGTGCCGGCGCCCCGGCCGCCACGATTCGAGGATGTGAGCTGAGTTGACCGAGAGCATCCACGTGCGCCGGCTGCAGGGGCTGAAGGACCGGACCGCGGCGCGGATCATCGCCCGGGCGCAGCGTGATGGCCTGAGCGTGGCCCAGCTGGCCGAGGTGCGGCTGCCGTGGTACGCGATCCGCAACCAGGCCGAGGATGACGGGCCGGCCACGGTGTGGATCTACGACGAGGTCGGCGGGTCGTTCGGGGTGGAGGCGGAGCAGTTCGCCCGGGACCTGGACGAGATCCAGGCCCGGGAGATCCTGGTCCGGGTCAACTCGCCGGGCGGGTCGGTCTTCGACGGGATCGCCATCTACAACAGCCTGCGGCAGCATCCGGCGCGGATCGTGGTGTCGGTGGACTCGCTGGCCGCCAGCATCGCCAGTGTGATCGCGATGGCCGGTGACGAGGTGCGGATGCACCCGGGCAGTCAGATGATGATCCACGACGCGCTGGGGGTGGAGCGTGGTCAGGCCGCCGACATGGCGAAGATGTCGACGTTCCTGGACCGTCAGAGCGACAACATCGCCGGTATCTACCGGCGGCGGGCCGGCGGGACGAATGCGGACTGGCGTGAGCTGATGCTGGCCGAGACGTGGGCGTTCGCCGACGAGGCGGTCCAGCTGGGCTTGGCCGATGTGGTGGTGGAGGACGAGCCGGCGCCGGACGTGGAGCTCGAGGAGCGGATGGGTCACCGGCACGAGCTGCGGGACTTCCGCTATGCCGGTCGGCGCGCGGCGCCGGTTCCGCGGCGGCGGACGGCGGCCAAGCCTGAGAAGCGTATGGAGGTGGCCATGCCGGTGATGATGGCGCGGGCCAGCAGCGACGTGGAGCGGCGGCAGGCAGCCGCCGCTCGTACGGAGGCGGCTGGTGACCGGTCGGGGCGGGTGGCGCGGCGGGCGGCGCCGGTGGGTGTGGGTGCGTCGCGGATGGCCGGGTTCCCGGCGCGGATGCGCGCGGAGTTGGTGGAGCACAACGGCCAGCGGCGTTACCACCTGGAGGGTCACGCGAGTGTGGTTGAGCAGCCCTATGAGATGTGGGACAGCTTCGGGCCGTACATGGAGGTCATCGAGCGTGGGGCGTTTGACCGGACGCTGGCGGCCGGCCCGGACGTGGCGTTCCTGGTCAACCACCGGGGCGTGACCATGGCCCGGACCACGAACGACACGCTGCGGCTGGCGATGGACGACCCCGGCCTGAAGACGGACGCCTGGCTGAATCCGAAGCGTCAGGACGTCTCGGACCTGGTCACCGCGATCGAGGACAAGGACGTCACGGAGATGTCCTTCGCGTTCATGTTGGCCGATGGCGCCGGCCGGTGGAATGAGGATTTCAGCGAGTTCCGCATCAGTGAGGTGGACATCGACCGCGGCGACGTGTCCGCGGTGAACTACGGCGCGAACCCGTACACCGACGTGTCGGCGCGCTCCCGTGAGGTGCTGTCCGACCTGGACCACCTGCCGGCCGGTGCCGCCCGGGCGGCGGTGGCCCGTCTGCAGGCCCGCGTCGACGTGGCCGGGACTAAGATCGTGGATGTGGCGGCCGAGTTGGAGCCGCCGGCCCCGGAGCAGCCGAAGGGCCGGAGCATCGCCCACGTTCGGGCGCTGCTGGAGATGGAAGACGACTGACCGGCAGTCAGACCGGCAGGCAGTACCGGCACTCAGACCGGACCCTTACCAGCACCGCGGACAGCGAGCCGACACTCAGATCGGTGGCCATCCGCCGAAAGCGCATGCCAGCAGTCACATCGGCGGCGCGCGGCGGGCGCGGAGCAGCCAACAAGCTGACTCTGTAGGAGACCGATCATGGCAACCATTGAGGAACTGATCCTGTCCATCGAGGTGGAGCAGGAGCAGGCGACCAAGCGGCGCGACCGCTCGGTCGCCGAGGTGAAGTCGATCCTGGCCAAGGCCCGCGCGGATGGCCGGGCGAACCTGACCGAGGAGGAGGACTCCGACTGCGAGGCCGCGATGAAGCGGCGGAAGGCGGCGGAGGTGGACATCCGCGGCATCGGAAGCAAGCTGCAGCGGGCCAAGGAGGCTCAGGAGGCTGAGCGGGAGATCGAGGCCGGGCTGCAGGAGCGGACCGCGGACCCGAAGACCACGGCGGGCGCACGGCCGGCATACGACCGGGTCGCCCGGGTGGGGTCTGAGGAGCGGACCTACCACCAAGGGAACTGCCGGGGCGGCCGAGAGTTCCTGATGGACGTGACCCGGAACTTCCTGTACCAGGACCCGAGCGCACAGATGCGGCTGGCCCGGCACATGTCGGAGGAGCGGGTCGAGCGCGGTAAGTACCTGGAGCGTGCGACCGGCACCGGCGCGTTCGCCGGACTGACCGTGCCCCAGTACCTCACCGAAATGTTCGCGCCGGCGGTCGCGGCCCGGCGGCCGTTCGCCGACGCGATGACCTCGCTGCCGCTGCCATCCTCAGGCATGACCGTGAACATCAGCCGGATCACCACGCCCACCTCGGTGGCCCTGCAGGCCAACGAGAACGACGCGGTGAGCGAGACCGACGCGGACGACACGCTGCTGACCGAGAACGTGCAGACCGCATCCGGTCAGCAGACGGTCAGCCGGCAGGCGATCGACCGAGGCACCGGCATCGAAGAGGTCACCATGCGGGACCTTCAGCGCCGGTGGGCGACCACCCTCGACTCGACGATCATCAACCAGGCGACGACCGGTCTGCTGGCGGTGGCGACTGACATCACGTACACCGACGCGGCACCGACCGGTGCCGACTTGTACCCGAAGATCCTGCAGGGCGCGGCGGCGTCGGAGGCGGCACTGCTGGGGCAGGCCGACCCGGATGTGGTGGTCATGCACTCGCGGCGGTGGTACTGGCTGCAGTCGCAGATGGTGTCGACCTGGCCGCTGATCGGGCAGCCGGCCATCGACCCCCGCCACGGCGGGGAGAACCTGGCCGAGACGTACGGCTCGGGGTTCCGTGGGGTGCTTCCGTCGGGGATGCGGGTGATCGTGGACAACAACATCCCGATCAACATCAGCTCCACCCAGGACACGGTGGTGGTGGTGCCACGTGACGAGTCGTTCCTGTGGGAGGACCCGGACGCGCCCCAGTTCATCCGCGCCGAGCAGGCCAAGGCAGCCAACCTCGGTGTGCTGCTTGTCCTTTTTGGGTACTTTGCATACACAATGCGACGCTACGCGAACAGTCACCAGCAGATCGTCGGCAGCGGGCTGACCACGCCGGTGTTCCAGGGCGTCGAAACCTGATCTAGATCGAGTGAGGCCGAGGAGCGCGTACTCCTCGGCCTCGGCCGAGCCACCTGGGAAGAGGCGGTCCGACATGCAGCAGTCTACGAAGTTGTGCCTGCACTGTGGCGTCAGGCCACGCAACAGCTACAGCTCCAACTGCCGCGAGTGCTGGAACGCACGGTGTCGCGAGTACCGGAAGCAGCACGGTAGTCCGAAGAAGAAGCCACAGGTCAACTGTTCGCGGTGTGGGCAGATTAGGACCGGCAAGCATCTGTCCTACTGCGCGCCATGCTTTGCCGCGTGGAAGATCGAACGCTCCACGCAGTGCTCACGATGTGGGGTGGCGCGCGACCGCCAAGACGGAGCCAGCTTTGCCTACTGCCGGCGGTGCCAACGGGACGTCTGGCTGAGGCGCGAGCGCGGAATCTCGATCGACGACTACGAGGCAATGCTTGCCAGCCAGGATTCACGATGCGCCCTGTGCCGGAAGTGCGAGAACGGCCGTCAGTGGCACGTCGACCACGACCACAAGACGGGTCGCGTCCGGGGCATCCTGTGCGACAACTGCAACCGTGGCATCGGACAGCTGGGTGACGATCCGAACCGGCTACGTCGAGCGGCAAGCTACATCGAAGGGACGCTAGATGACCGTACTGCAGGGCTTCCACAAGGAGACCCGGATCAACTACAACACAGACGGCACTGAGTTCAACCGTTTCACGCGGGCCGTCGCGCTGGATGCCACGGCTACCGACGAGGAGCAGCGCCGGGCGATAGAACTGCTGCATGAATTCGCCGACGCCAACGGCCTGCAGGTGTTCGTGGAAGGCAGCGCGGTAGTCACCGAGCAGTGGAAGGAGGTCTAGGGATCATGCCAGACCAGCGAGCTATCACCCTGGGCAAGGTCGTCAGGGCGGCGACCACGACCTCACCGGCGTATCCGGCGCCGACTGCCGCTGCCGCGCTGTCGCCGACCTCCGGTGCCGCCGCTGGCGGCACGGCGGTGACCGTCACCGGCACCAACCTGTCGGGCGTCGTCGCGGTGCTGTTCGACGACGTCCCGGGCACCGGTCTGACCGTCACCAGTGACACGTCGGTCGCGGTGACAACCCCAGCCCATGGCGCCGGTGCGGTGACGGTCACGATCGTCACCCCGGGCGGCGTCGTGAAGAAGACCACTGCGTTCACGTTCAGCTAGGAGGACCGATGGGCAAGGAGAAGCCGCACGTGGCGCAGGCCCGTAATGAGCTGGCGAACGCGGAGGCGTACGGCCAGCGTGACCGGGCGCGCGCGGCGGAGAAGGTGCTGGCGGCGGCCGGGTTGCGGAAGGCTGCTGGCGCGGATGAGCCGGAGGCGCGGGAGCGGGCGCCGGAGGGTCGTAGCGCTGTCCCGCGGGTGACCGCTGACAACGCCGTGGTGCGGGAGTGGGCGGCGCGTGCCGGCTACGAGGTGTCGGCTCGGGGGAAGATCCCGGACGACGTGCTGACCGCGTACCACCGGGCGCATGGGGGTCAGTGATGGAGCCTGCGAAGGTGACCGCGCGGATTGACCTGTCGCTGGCTGGGGTGGGCGAGCCGGAGCCGGAGCCCACCGGCCAGCCCGAGCCTGAGGAGTGCACCGATGAGTGACCCGATTCTGCGCAACGCTGCCGCCGACGCGGCAGCGGCCAGCCTGGAAGGCGCGTTCTTTGCTATCCAGGATGGTGACACGAACGCGGACCAGACGTCCGACCAGCGGCTGGCCCCGGATTACAACACCGCGTCGGGCGGGGTGGCCGCGCTGAACGCGACGCTGTCGTTCACCGGGCCAAGCTCTGAGGCCGTATCGCACCTGGGCGTGTGGGACACCATTGGTCCCACCGGCGGCAACCTCCGCTTCGCGGTCGACCTGGTCGGAGACCTCGCCTATAACGCCGCAGGCGAGATCGAGCTTACGGCTGCGCCGATCACCGTCACCTGAGGAGGAACAAATGGCCGCTGGATACAAGGCCCTGACCACGAAGGACCAGATCAACAAGACAATCGGCGGGATCTCGGTACGGCTGCGCGAGATCATGAACGACATCGAACAGTTCGACGCCTTCTTCCAGGCTGAGGGGGTGGCCGGGCTGGTCGCCAACTTCGGCTTCGACCAGGCCGACCCGACCGGCGCGCCGGACGCCAACATGGTCGGGACGGTGAACAACGAGTACGCGCAGCTGCGGCAGATCTACCTGGGCGCCCAGGCTTTGGCCAGCGCCAAGAACTTTCGCACCTTCGCGCCCCAGGTCGAAGCCCTGTTCTAGGGAGGGCCTGACCTATGCCGATCGTCCGTAGGCTGTCCGACACCGACGACATCGCCTTTTCGACCGGGCTCGGTGGCGTCGACTCGCTGGCCTACGGCACAATCGCGATCCAGTTCCGGCCGGCGGTAGACCCGGTCCTGCGCTGGATCGTGACCCTGCACGACCTTGTCGGAGCATCCCTTGGCGCTATCGGCGTGCTGGGTGGCGATCCGTGGCTTCTCTGGCAGGGCGGCGGCATCTGGGGCACAGAAGGACCAGCCGTCACCATCGACGACTGGCACCTACTGGTCGCGCGTAAGGACACTGGGGACCAGTTCCCGCGGTTCAGCTTGAAGAACCTGGCCACGGGTATCTGGGTCCACGATGATGGGACCGAGACCCAGCTGGACTGGACTCCGCCAACGGGTGGCAGTGTCCGGACTCTGGACGCGGCTTCCGGGTATGGCGCGAGTAGCGACTTCGCCGCTGCGGCGATCTGGGCGAACGAGCTGCCGTGGGCGGCTGATGCCGGCGGCGACGCCGCGATCGAGGCGGCGGGCCTCGATGAGCACCTGGACAACTGGCGGAACGCCGAGCCGTCATCCGGGTGGGAGTTCAGCCAGCCCGACGCGCTGCTGTTCGTGGAGGACTTCACCCTCAACCGGGCTGATGAGACCACGGCCGGCGTCGGGGTTCCGACCAACGTCACCGACCTCGATTTCATCTACGCCACCGCCAGCCTGCTGGCCCTGTCGCGGAACTACCTGCGCAGCACCCAGACCGAGCCGGGTGCTACCGGCATCATCCGGGACCTGTCGGAGGCCCAGGGCACCCCCACCACGGTGGGCTCAGGCAATATCAGCACCGGCGGCTTCACCGAGGTGCTGCGGTTCTGGCGGGTTGTCGACGCGGCAGTGGACGCCGGCGTGGCCATAGACACGTCGATCTCGATGGCAGCGGTGTCAGCGAGCACTCTCCAGTACCGCTGGATAGTGCACAGGTACAACAGCGCCGACGTGCTCCAGGAAAGCTCCACGCCCTCCACCGCGCACAACACGGCGGGCGTGAAGACGCAGACCATGGCGTTGGCTGGCCCGTTCGTCGCCGGTGACAAGCTGGCGTTGAGCTTGGAGCTCGGGAAGGCGGGCGGCGGCGGGTCCCGTAGCTTCACCCTGAACATCAACCACGCCGACTCGTGGGTTGAGTTCTCTGTGGCCGAGGTCTCGCCGGCCATCGTCACCGCCTCGATACCGCTGGCCGTGGCGGTGGCGCCGGCTGTGGCCGCCGACCACGCCGTCACCGCCGACATCCCGCTGGCCGTGGCGGTCGCGCCGACCGTCGCGGCGCCGAGCGCGACCGGGCTGGTCTCCGGCGAGGTGTCCATCAACCCGGCGACATTGTCGTGCGCGGTTGGGGAGCGGCTGGTCTGTATCGCCTGGTCCCGCGGCGGCGGCACCAGCTTCGGGGTGACGCCTAACGCGGGCGGGTCCAGCTGGACCAACCGGGTGGTTGAGGCGACCTTGCCGACGAACGACTTGGCCCGCCGGTCGGTGGGTGTGGCCGAGCTGGTGCCGGCCTCCACCGTCACCGACGGCGTGTTCACGGCGGCCTGGTCAGGCGATGCCACCGATGCGATCTGGCTGCGGGTCCAGGAGGGCGGCAGCTTCGGCTTCGCCGCCGCTGCGGTGGCCGACTCCGACACCAGCTTTGTGACTAGCCTGGCCACTGGGAACACCGCGTCGATCCCGGCCGGGGACCTGCTGCTGGTCGCCGCCGCGGTGATCCGCGACGGTGGTGCGGCCGGCACCACCTGGGCCAACGCGGACATCAACCCCGGGTTGGTCGGCGGCGGCAGCCTGCTGCTGGACGCCTACGCGGGCAAGGGCGCCGGCGGCAACGGCGGCGTCGCCGGCTACCGGATCCTGGACGGCCAGGGCGCCGGGGCCCGCGCGGACACACTCACCCTGCCCGGTGGTGACGCGGCCAAGCAGATCAGCGTCGCGCTGGTGGCGTGGTCCACCGGTGTGACCGCCACACCTCAGGTGACCGCTGCTATCCCGCTGACACTGGCGGTCGGCGCTGCTGCTGAGGCGGAGCATCAGGTGACCGCCGACGTGGGTCTGGCGGTCACGGTCGCCGCCGTCGTCGAGACGGACCATGCTGTCACCGCGGCGGTGCCGCTGGCTCTCGAGGTTGCGGCGGTGGTCGACGCACCAGCCGGCGCCAGTGAGGTGACCGCGGGTATCGGCCTGTCGGTGGCCGTTGCCGGCACGGCCGCGGCGGAGCACCGGGTGGTCGCCGACGTGCCGCTGTCGGTTGCCACCGCTGCCACCGCCACCGCGCAGCATCAGGTGACCGCCGCGGTCCCGCTCCAGCTCGAGGTCACCGCGGTCGTCGTCGCGCCGGTGGTCGGCGCCCCCGGCCAGGTGACCGCGGCGGTGCCGCTCAGCCTGTCCGTGGTCGCGACCACGACAACCGACTACCAGGCGACCGCCGGGATTCCGCTGGCGCTGGCCGTCTCCCCGGTCGTCGAGGCGCCGGAGGTGGTGCTTCCCGGGCAGGTCGGTGCGGCGATCCCGCTCGCCCTGTCCCTGGTGGCCACCACCACCGCCGGCTACCTGGCCACGGCCGCGGTGCCGCTGTCGCTGTCGGTCGGCGCGGTCGGTGGCGCCGGACACGCGGTGGTCGCCGACGTGCCGCTCGGCCTGGCGCTGGGTGCCACGGTGGCCGCGTTCGACCCGACCCGGCCCGGAACCGCCACGGCCGTGGCGGGCCGTACCGCCAGCGCCACAGTCATCGCCCAACGGGTGCCGACAGGAGGTGTCACGTGATCGATCTCGGCGACCCCTATCAGGTTGCGGTGGCCATCCGCGACTCGGCCGGCGCGCTGACCAACCCGGCCACCGCCACGCTGACGATCACCCTGCCGGACGGGACCCCGGTCACCCCGTCGGTGCCGGCGCCGACCGAGACCGGCATCCTGCGCGTCGACTACCTCACCGTGCAGGCCGGGCCGCACCGGTGGCGGCTGACCACAACCGGGCCGGTGACCGCGCACGCGGACATGTTCGACGTCCGCGACGCCGCCCCCGCACTTTTGTTTTCGCTGGCAGACGCGAAAAAGCACCTGAACATCCCGGCCGACCGGACCACCGACGATGAGGAGCTGCGCCTGTTCGTCGAGGCGGTGACCGAGGTGGTGGAGCGGGATCCGGAGTGGGGTGTCGGGCCGGTGGTGGCCCGTACCTACGTTGACCGGATCCACCCGTGCGACACCCGGGCGTTGCTGCTGCGGCACCGGCCGGTGCTGTCACTCACGTCGGTGGTCGCGGTGCTGGACGGCGGCACCGACTATGACCCGGCCGGCCTCGATGTGGACGAGCAGGCCGGCATCGTGATCCGCAAGGCCGCGCGTGGCCTGTGGTTCACCGGCGGCCCGTGGGACGTGACCTACCTGGCCGGGCGGCGGCAGGTGCCGGCGAACATCACCCACGCGGGCCGGATCATCCTCCAGCACATCTGGTCGACCCAGCGGAGCCGTGACATCCGACGGCCGCCGGCGGCGCTCGCCTCCGACATGACCGAGGTGCGTGGTGGCGGGATGACGTTCTCGGTGCCACGCCGGGCGGTTGAGCTGCTCGGCGCCGACGCCCAGGCCGGCGGATTCGCGTGAGCACCATCCCGGCGGTGCTCGAGGCGTTGGTGGCCGCGGTCCGCGCGGTGATGCCGGACGTGCAGGTGTGCGACGGGCAGCCGGTGGAGGACCTGGCCGATGAGGTGGTGGTGGTCGGCTGGCAGATGGACCGGGCGGCCGTGAGTGTGGATCTGCACCGGGAGGACGCCGGCGGGATGGTCGACCGGGAGGTCTACGACGTGGCCGGTCTGATCTCCGTGGTCACCGGCGACACGACGACCAAGCCAGTGCGGGACAAGGCTTTCGAGCTTTGGGACCTGCTGGTGGCCGAGTTGCGGCGGGATCCGACCCTGGGCGTGGCGGGTGTGATGCGGGCGCGGCCGTTCGTGGCCGCGTTTGACCAGGTTCAGACCTCAGGCGATGACGTGTCGGCCGGTGGCGCGTCGGCGACGATCTCGTGGGTCGTTCTGGTCGACGCGTTCGACGGGGGCTGACATGCCGGTCACCGGGGTTAGTGAGCTGCGCCGGCTGATCGTGGACCTGGGTGCGTTGCCGGCCGACATCCGCCGGGAGCTGGCGCCCGAGTTTGTGCGCGCCGCGCAGCCGATCCTGGCCGACGCGCGGGGCCGGGCGAGCTGGTCGACCCGGATCCCCGGGTCGTTGCGGGTGCGCGCGTCGCGGTCGCGGAAGCGGCCGGGTGTGCAGTTCGTGGTGTCGGCCGCGCTGGCCACTCACGCGCGGCTGTACGAGTTCGGCCCGTTCAAACATCCGGTTTACGGCCACCGGGACCGGTGGGTGACCCAGGACGCCCGGCCGTTCCTGCTGCCGGCGATCCGCGCCGGCCGGGATGAGTTTGTCCGGGCGGCTGACCGGGCGGTGGTAACGGCGGCGCGTAGGCGGGGCTGGCGATGATCAGGAGGAGAGCATGGCGACAGTGAGCACGGAGCCGGTCCCGACGACCGGCCTTGAGGCGACCGCGAACGCGGCCACCCCCACCACCGGGGACAAGGTGCGGCCCGACAGCATCGTCCGGGTCATCAACGCCTCGGGCGTGTCGGTCACCGTGACGATGGTGACGCCTCAGCTGGTCGATGGCGACCTGGCCGTCACTGATCGGACGGTGGCGGTGCCGGCCGGTGAGGCCCGGTACATCCGGGCGACCGCGACCTACCGGAACCCGGCCGATGGCCTGGTGACCATCACCTGGTCGGCGACGTCCAGCGTCACTTTCGAGGTGATCTCCTGATGGCCTGGATCACCCACCCGAAGGCCGGCGGTCCGGTGGAGGTGCCCGACTCGGCGGTGATGGTGTGGGCCGCCGCCGGCTGGCAGGAGACCGACCCGCCCGCGCCGCCGACCCCGCCCGAGCCCGAGCCGGCCACCAGCCGGCGCCGCAAGAGCCAGCCGGCCGGACCGGCATCGACCACTGAGGAGTAGCAATGCCAGCCACACCGATCACCGCGGCGGTCCGGTACATCCACCCCGGCGTGTCCAAGATGTATTTCCTGACCGCTATCGCGGCGGCCACCACCCTGCAGGCGACCCGGACCGAGCTGGACGCCGGCACCGACCTGAGCCCGGAGCTGCGCGCCACCTCCGGGTGGAACGTGTCGAGCAACATCGTCGACGCGCCGGACGCCGGCTCCGCCTTCACCTCCAAGGTGATCGGCCGGACCACCGCCGAGAACTCGACCGCCACGTTCTACATGACGAAGACGGGCGCGGACGCCCTGCGTGCCCTGCTTCCCCGGGGTACGACCGGGTTCGTGGTCTTCTGCTGGGGCGGTGACGTCCAGAACAACCTGGCCGACACGTTCCCGGTGACCGTCGCCAGCGCGGCCAAGTCGGTGGACCTGGCCGGTGAGGACCCGGCCAACGTGGTGGTGTCCTTCGCGATCACGCGGACGCCGGCCATCGACTGGGCGCTGCCGGCGCTGGTCTGATGGCTCAGCGTAAGAAGTCGGCCGGGGCTGGCCGCAGCCAGCGGGAGCGGCTGCTCAGCCGGCCCCGGCCGTCGCTGCCGTACCCGATCCGGGTCGTCGACCCGACCGAGGCGCGGCAGCGGTTGGCGGAGGTGCAGCAGCACGCGCGGCAGTCGCTGCTGCGTCACGACAAGGATTCGCCGGAGTACCGGGCTGCGCAGGAGCGGGTGGCTGAGGCTGAGGCGGTCGTTGACGCCTGCTACGCGACGGTGATGATCACGGCGCTTCATCCGGCCGTCTACGAGGCGTTGAAGGCGGAGCACCCGGCGAAGTCGGAGCCTGAGGGGGATGCCGACCCGGCGGACGTGGAGGTCGCCACGTTCGTGCCTGCGGTGTTGGCGGCGGGCACCGACGCGGGGATGTCCGCGGAGGACTGGGCCGCGTTCCTGGCCGAGCACTGCTCGGACGGTGAGCGTCAGGAGCTGCGGGTGCTGGTGCTCGGCTTGAATGAGCGGGCGCGGTTCGTGGATTCGGTGGTGCTCCCAAAAGGCTTGACCGGGATGCCCAGCTGGCCCTTGAGCTGAGGGTCTGCCGGGCCTACCAGATTCCCCACTCGGCGTTTCTGTTCTGGTCGGATGACGACCGGGCTAAAGCGATCTGGGAGTTCGTCCGCGCGGCGGAGACGTGCCCGGGTTGTGGCACCCGCGCGGCGGAGTGGAAGCCCGAGCTGGGTGGGCACCCGGCGGCGCATCTGCCGAAGTTGGAGCTGTGCCACGGCTGCGAGCAGCTGGAGAACATGCGCGCGTCGTTGGCGCATCGTGACCCGGCTGAGGTGCGTGGGGTGCACGTGAGGCTGGTCCGCAACGAGGAGGTGCGCCGTGCCGGGCACGATGCGGCGTGACCTTGTCATCAACGTTGAGGCCGACACCGGCAAGACCGCCCAGGAGTTAGAGAAGGCCAAGCGGGCAGCGAACGCCTACGAGCGTGAGCTGCGCAAGCTGGAGCGGCAGCAGGCCAAGGTCGACGCGGCGATGACCAAGGTCGGCCGGGGGATGCTGGTCGCCGGTGCGGCGATCGCGGCCGGGCTCGGCCTGGCGGTGAAGGCCGCGATCGACTGGGAGTCGAGCTGGGCCGGGGTGCTGAAGACGGTGGATGGCACCGATGAGCAGATGGCGGCGCTGGAGAAGGAGATCCGTGGCCTGACCGCCGTGTTGCCGGCGACCCACGCGGAGATCGCGGCGGTGGCGGAGGCGGCCGGCCAGTTGGGTATCCAACGCGAGAACGTGGCCGGCTTCACCCGCGTCATGATCGACATGGGGGAGTCGACCAACCTCGCCGCCACCGACGCCGCGACCGCGCTGGCTCGCATGATGAACATCATGCAGACCGCGCCGGGTGACGTCGACCGGCTCGGCTCCACGATCGTGGACCTGGGCAACAGCTCGGCGACCACCGAGGCTGAGATCGTGGCGATGGCGCTGCGGATCGCCGGTGCCGGTAACCAGATCGGCCTGTCGGAGGCCGACGTGCTGTCCTACGCGGCGGCGCTGTCCAGCGTGGGTATCGCGGCGGAGTCGGGCGGCACTGCGGTTTCCAAGGTTTTTCTGGAGATCGACTCCGCCGTCCGCAGCGGTGGTGAGGAGCTGGAAGTCTTCGCCCGCACGGCTGGGATGACCTCGGAGGAGTTCGTCCGGGCCTACCAGCAGGACGCGGCCGGTGCCATCGCTGCCTTTATCACCGGGCTCGGCCGGATCCAGGCCGAAGGCGGCGACGTCAACGCCGTGCTCAGTCAGATCGGGCTGACCGAGATCCGGGTGGCGGACGCGCTGCGGCGGACAGCCGGCGCGGGTGACCTAATCACCAAATCCCTGGCCACCGGTAACCAGGCGTGGCAGGCGAACAACGCGCTTACGGAGGAGGCTGCCCGGCGGTACGCGACCACCGAAGCTCAGATGGCCATGGCCCGTAACCAGGTCAACGACTTCGCGATCGACATGGGCCAGACCCTGCTGCCGGTGGTGGCGGATACCGCCACCGGGGTGGGCACGCTAGCCGGCATAGTTGGCGATCTACCCGGGCCGGTGAAGACCGCGCTGGCGATGCTGGCCGCGCTGACCGCCGGATTGCTGTTGACCAGCGGCGCCACCCTGGTGCTGATCCCGCGGATTCATGCGCTGCGGACCGCCATGACCACCATGAGCATCTCGATGCGGACCCTGTCCCTGTCGGCTGGCGGGATCGGGTTGGCGTTGACCGTGGTCGCTACGGCGTTCGCGATCTTCTCCGCCCGGGCGGCGGAGAGCAAGCAGCAGATCAAAGACCTGGCCGCCGAAGTGGACCTTTCGACTCGCAGCCTGTCCGAGAACGGGCAGGCGATGCGGGCGCGCAACCTGCTGGCCGATGATGACGTGCGGTGGATGCTCAAGCGCGGGCTGGCGGAGAAGGATCTCATCGACGCGATCCAGGGCAGCGACGAGGCATTCCAGCGCGGGATGGAGTGGGCCGAGGGTCGGGGCGGCACGATCCAGGAGAAGCGGTTTCAGCGGATCGTGCGGGAGCAGCGGGCGCTGGAGGCCAAGGCGGTGGCCGAGGCCGAGGCCACGGCGGCGCTCACTGGCGGCACTGCGGCAACCGAGGTTGCCGCCGACGCGGCGGCCGAGCTCGACGGCCAAGCCGCCAGCTTGGCCCAGACCTTCGGGGTCGGAGCAGATCAGGCCGTCGAGATGGCCACCGGGGTTGAGGATCTCGACAAGGCGCTGCGGGACCTGCTCGATACCGCGTTCTCGGTGGAAGAGGCCGAGGATGACGTCATTCGGGCCATGCAGCGGATGACCGAGGAGGCCAAGGAGAACGGTGCCGCTATCGAGGGCAACTCGGAAGCCGCGCTGGCGAACCGGGACAACGTCCGGGACCTGATCCGGTCCCACGTCGATCTGATCTCGACCATGGCCGAGGGCGGGGCCAGCGCTGATGAGTTGACCACGGAGACGGAGAAGCTGCGCCGTAAGTTCGTCGACACGATGCGCCAGTTAGGGTTCAGCGAGGAAGCGATTGAGGACTACGCGTCGTCGTACGACCTGATCCCGAGTATCGTGTCGACGTTGATCCGCACGCCGGGGCTGACCGCGGCCGAACGCAACGCCCGCAACCTCAAGTTCTCGCTGGATCGGATTCCCCGCCGGGTGGACATCGACATTCACCAGTCGATCACAGCGCCAGTCGGCTCACAGCGGGTCGGCTTCCAACACGGTGGCGAGGTTCACGGCCCAGAGGGCGCCGACCGGGTACCGGCGATGCTCACCGCCCAGGAGTTCGTGGTACGCCGGCCGGTCGCTCAGGCTAACCGGGCTGCACTCGCGGCGCTGAACGCGACCGGCCGCTGGCCGGCGCGCCCGGGTGAGGAGTTCGTACACGTTCACCGCTATGAGTTCGCCACCCGCGGCACGGAGCTTGACCGGCTGATCCAGCAGAGCGTCGAGCGTGGGATGCGGACCAGCTCTAGCTTCCGGACTGCGGTGCGTGGCTCATCCCAGCACTAGCGCCGGACCATCGAGTACGCTGTCGAGTCGCGATTCCTCGTACACGACTGTCCCGCGATGCGTGACCTGGATTCCGTACAGGCCGTGACCTGCGGGGACGTCGCCGATGCTGAACTGGAAACGGCATGAGTCGCCGAGGCCGAGGCCGGTAATCCGGCCGGGGCCAAGGCTCCCGATCGCGAGCACGGTGCCGTCGGGGTCGGTGACGGTGACCTGTGCCCCTTGGTGGATGTCGTCATAGCCCCCAGACCCGCGGCATTCGGGCATGTCGGCAAATCCGGCGTCGGGATCGCGGAGGGTGAGCGAGCCGTGGATGGTCAGCGCTTCGCCGCTGGTGTCGGTCGTGACATACGCGGCAGTGGCACTAAGGCCGATGGCCAGTGCGGCGGCAGCAGCCAGCCATGTCCAGCGACGCCGATGGCGGTTCTTGGCCTCAGGTTCGGGGGCAGCGGTGGCCTGACCGGCGGTAGTGGTGGTGGTGGGACTGTGCGTGGTGGTCATGCCCCGGATGGTACGGCCACCGGTCCAACCCGGCGAATTGATCTAGGAGGTGTGGCGTGAGTCCGACACCGCTCGCGGCCACCACCCGCTACATCGCCGCCGGGCAAACCCGGATCTACTGGGTGGAGTCGATCGCCGTACTGGCGTGGCCGACCCGGGCCGAGATCGACGCCGGTATCGACCTGACCGGCCAGGTCGCCACGGTGGTCGGCTGGCACGTGCGCCGCCGCGTCCGCTCCGGCCAGGCGTACCGCGACGACTTCGAAGTGCAACTGCACGGGTCGATGTACGTGGATGACTCCCGGCTGGTGTTCTACGGCGACCAGACCGGTGGGGATGTCTCCGCGACCCTCCCGGAGGGTACGAAAGGTCACGTGCTGCACCTGTACGGCGGGGACGTGGCAGACAACCCGATGGACGTGTGGCCCGTCCGGGTGGCCGCGCTCGGCCGGGGGATTGAGCTGGGTGACGACCCGGCGCGGATCGACATGCAGTTCACCGTGCGGGGCACGCCCGCGCTCGGGCGTCCCGTGCCGGCGGTGGCGTGATGGCCGAGCTGACCACGCGGACCTTCCAGATCTGGCACTCGGGCCAGTGGCATGACATCACCGCCGACACCAAGGAGGAGGACCCGGCCCAGGTCACCCGCGGCATCGCCAACGAGGGCGGCAGCGCCGACGCCGGCTCGCTCGGACTGACCTTGTGGAACGGCGAGAGCAAGGTCAACCCAGCGGTCAGCAACCGGTACTCCACCCGGAACCCGCTGAGCGACCTGTTCGGGCTGATCGGGCCGAACACGCCGGTGCGGTTGTCTGCCGGGCTGGTCGGCTCGACGCCGACGGTGCGGACGGTGCAGGAGGTGGTGTCCTGGCCGCCCCGGTGGGACGTGTCGGAGCGTGACCGGTGGGTGCCTTTGCAGGCCGCCGGGGTGCTGCGCCGGCTGGGGGCGACCGCGGCGCCGGTCCAGTCGGCGCTTCGCCGCTACTTCCTGGCCATGGGAGAGCGGCTGCACGGCTACCTGCCGTTGGAGGACGGGACGGACACCCGGCGGACCACCAACCTGGTGCCCGGCCAGACCGGGGTGTCCTACGTGGCGCCGCGGCCCGAGTTCGCCCGGGACGCGACCCTGCCGGGTTCGGACCCGCTGCCCGAGTGGCCGGTGAGCGGCTACTTCGGGTGGGGGACGGGCGGGTCGGTCGCCCCGCACGGGCCGCCGTGGGCGGTGTACGTCGTGTTCCGCGCGCCGGCCGGCTCCGGTGAGTGCTGGCTGTGCGAGTGGGCCACCGACGGGGAGGACACCGACTGGTCACTCAAGATCAGCTCAGGTGGCAAGCTCCAGGTGGTCACCAACAACGATGGCGCCACCGGTGTCACCCACACCAGCACAGCGGCCAACGTGGATGACGGGGCGTGGCAGCTCGGTGGGGTGGTGGTCTACAACGACCCGGACTCGCCCGGCACCCAGATCGTGGAGCTGCTGGCGCGCGGGAGCTGGGAGGCGTTCGCGTCCGGCGCCCCGGTTGGCCGGGTCACCCGAATCCGGCCCCGGCCGATGTTCGCGTCCCCGTCCGGCAAGGAGCCGGTCGGGCTGGGTCACATGGCGGTCGCCTCCGACCCGAACCACTTCAAGCTGATCCAGCCGACGTTCGATCTAGCCCCTGGGGTCGTCTCCCCGATTGAGGGCTGGGCCGGCGAGACGGCGCTGGACCGTACGGAGCGGCTGTGCCTGGACGAAGGGCTGAGCCTGACCTTCGGCGCGCGGTTGGCCGTGGACACGTTTGGCCGCACGGAGTCATCCGGCTGGGGCGGGGACTGGACCACGTCCGGCGGCGACGCGGCCGACTACGCGGTCAGCCCCGGTGAGGCGACGATCGACGTGGACACCCTGGAGTCGGGCCGGGAGTGCATCCTGGCCGTGTCCGTGCAGGACTTCGACAAGACGGTCCTGGTCCGGGTCGCCGACGTGCTCACCGGTGGTCCCGGTGACCTGATGTTCGCCGCGATCGTGGCCAGGGTGCTCGACGCGGACAACCGGTACAGCTTCTCGGGGAGGTTCTTCACCGGCGGCACGGTCTCAGGGTCCATCTCGGCCACGGTGGGCGGCATCGCCACCCTGCTGGCGCTGACCGGCGTGGACGGCACCGTGGCGTATGACGACACTACGGTGATCGCCATCCGGGCACAGGGCCGCGGGAACGTGCTGCGGATGAAGCTGTGGGACGCGGCCGGTCCCCAGCCGTCCAACTGGTCGGGGGAGGCGGTCGACTCGTCACTGCCGGCGGCCGGGGCGGTAGGTGTGCGGACGTCGCTGACCGCTGGCATCACCAACACGCTGCCGGTGACGCTGGCGGTCTCCGGGGTTTCGGTCGGTACGGCCCCGGAGTCGGCGATGATGGGGCCGCAGCGCCCGGGCGAGTTTTTGGGCGTGCTGGGCGAGTGCGCCAAGGTTGAGGCGGCCGGGTCACGCGCGCCGATCCTGGTGGAGCAGCTGACCGCGCTCGGGCTGCACTTCAACGCACTCACGTCCCTCTACCTGCCACGCGACGCGGACCTGACGCTGGACTGGGCCGAGGCTCACATCTCGCCGCCGTTCGACCCGACCCCGGACGATTTCGGCCTGGCCAACGACGTGACCGCCGGCCGGACGGACGGTGGGGAGCACCGGACGGTCGTCACCACCGGCCCGCGCGGGGTCGACGCCGCTGGGCGGGTGGCGAAGCAGGAGCTTTTCGAGGTGGCCACCGACGCCCATCTGGCGTCCGTGTCCGGCTGGTGGGCATGGCACGGCACCTGGGATGAGGACCGGTACCCGACCATCCGCATCAACATGCGGTCGCTGTCGCTGCGGGTGGACGGGCCGGCGCTGGTCGCCGCCGTCCAGGCACTGACCGAGGGCGCGCTGGTCGTGATCGAGAACCCGCCGGCCGGGATGCCCGCCGAGGACATAGAGCAGTTGGTGCTCGGCATCACCGAGGCGATCACCGTGGATGAGTGGCTGGTGGATCTGCACACCACCGCCGCCCGCCCGTTCCTGGTCGCCGTCATCGGCGACCAGACCTACGGCATCACCGGCTCGGACTCGACCACGCTGAACGAGACGCTGGACACCACCGAGACCGGTATCGACATCCACTGCGGCGGCGGCGACGACTGGGTCCACGAGGGCGTCGACTACGACATCCAGGTGGGTGGCGAGCGGATGACCGTGGCCGCTGTCGGCTCGGCCTCGGGCACCTTCCCGAACCGGACCCAGACCCTGACCGTGACCCGCAGCGTCAACGGGATCGTCAAGGCTCACGCCACCGGCTCACCGGTGGAGATGTGGCACCAGACCGTGATCGGACCCTGGGGGTAGCATGGCCGGCACACTCTATGTGGACGGACGCATCCCGGGGCAGCGGATCGCCACGAGCACCGCCACCTCAGACTCGGCCGGGTGGACCACCACCGAGACGGTTGCGATGACGCTGGTGGTGCCAGCGGTGGCCGGCCGGATGTACAAGATCGTCGTTGACGCCTCGTACGGGTCGTCTGTTGACGGGGATGTCGAGTTCGTCAGGGTCCGGGAGAACAGCGTGACGGGGACCACGATCCACTCATCCCGGGTGGTGGTCCAGGACGGTGCCGGTGTGCGGGTGCACGCGGAGACCGAGTGGACAGCCCCGACCACCGCCGCGCGGACGTTCGTCCTGACCGGTCAGCGGGAGTCGGGCACCGGCACCGGCCGGGTCGACGCCGGCGCCATCAACCCGGCGTATCTGTACGCCGACTACCTGAGCGGGTGAGCGATGCGTGCTCTGTGGCTGGTCGACGCGCTGACCGACGCCGGTCTGCAGGTGGTGCCTCACATCGGCTGGCAGACCCGCGGGTGGGAGCCGTGGGCGCCCCAGTACGGGATCGTCCACGCCACCGCCGCGCCGGCCAGCCAGGCTGATGAGGACCAGGTGCGGATCGTCCGCGACGGCCACTCCACCCTGGCCGGGCCGATC